AAACTCAGGGTCTACTATGATGATGATGACCGCAAACCCTCGCGCTAAGATTGAGTCTAAGTCCTTTCACCTTATTGTTATTGACGAGTGCCAGGGTGCAGACGACCATATGGTGGATAAATCTATCTCCCCTATGCTTGCGTACTACGCGGGAACTATGGTCAAAACTGGGACCCCGTCCAATACTAAAAACAATTTTTATAAATCTATTCAACTAAATAAACGAACCCAAACATCCCGTGGTAAACGTCAAAACCATTTCCAGTGGGATTGGCGAGATGTTTCAAAAATTAATGATCGGTACGCAAAGTTTATAGAGAAGGAAAAACTTCGTATTGGTGAAGACTCTGATGAGTTCCAGATGTCGTACAACTGCAAGTGGATGCTTGAAAAGGGTATGTTTATTACATCTAATGTTATGGATGAACTAGGTGACACCAGTATGGAAGCCCAGCGCTCTTATCACCGTAGCCCTGTAGTAGTGGGAATTGACCCTGCGCGTAAGATGGACTCCACGGTTGTTACAGTTGTCTGGGTTGACTGGGATCGTCCTGATGAGTTTGGGTTTTACGACCATAGAGTGCTTAATTGGTTAGAGATCCAAGGAGATGATTGGGAAGATCAATACTTCCAAATTGTTAACTTCTTGTCTAACTACAACGTTTTTATGGTTGGAATTGACGCTAATGGCGTAGGAGATGCTGTAGCTCAGCGCTTAAAGCTTCTAATACCTAGGGCAGAAGTCATCTCTTTAACTAGTAGTCCTACAGAACAATCAAAGCGCTGGAAACACCTTAAGGCTCTTATTGACCGCCGTATGATTGGGTTTCCTGCTCACGCTAAGACTCGTCGTTTACGTACTTGGAAACGTTTTTACCAGCAAATGACTGATCTAGAAACCAAGTTCAAAGGACCTAACTTTATGGCTGAGGCTCCTAATGAAGCCCATGCCCATGATGACTACGCAGACTCTTTAGCTATTGCTTGTGTTTTAACTTTGGACATGACCATGGTTGAAGCTGAAGTTTCTAGTAATCCTTTTTACTCAAGGTAACTCGAGTTTAGTCTGACATTTGGTCCAATACAAGGCACAATTTAAATGAGGAACCTCAACCCTTAATTAAGGAGAATCTCCCTATGTCAGAGATCATTGCCCCTGCACCTCAGTTCCCTGAGAAAACAGGAACAATCTACGACCGCTCATTCAGTCCTGCCCTGCCAGGACAGCGTGGCCCACTTCGTTTTGAAGAAGGTATCGCAACTGATACGGACGTCCCTATGGAATTTACCAAGGGCGCGATGCAAGGCTATATGCCAGCACCAGGCCGTATCAACCATAACGCAAATGTATTCGAAAAGTTTCCAGAAGAGACAATGCGCGAACGCGCTCACGTCGGTTCTTGTGCTTGGGTAGAAGCTCCAACAGTACTTGTTGACTTTGCTTCTGAAGCATTTGCTGATCATGGCGATAACCACTTCGAAGAAGTATTCCGTGATGGCGGTCATCAATACCGTTTAAACCCAGCTGTCGTTCAAGACTAGACTCGCTACCTAACGCCTGCCCTTCTGTAATAGGAGGGCAGGCATCAAGGATTTATAAATGGCTCTTATTCAAGGCAAAGCGGTCCAAGAAGGACCTAAGCAGTACCCTGCCAATCCTAAGCTTTGGAACATGTATGTAGCACAGGCTAAATCACGTTTTCGTGTTTACCCTTCCCCAGCTGCGGCTCACTGGGTACATGGTCACTACGCTCAATCGGGCGGAAGTTTTGTTGATCATGAAAAAGATGTTGACCCTCGTTTTCGCGATTACGTGCAAGAGTCAATTGATAAGCGTATTGCCGCTCAAAAAGAGAAGGTAACCAAGCCAGTTGGTCGTGGCGGTATCCGCGGCGAACGTTATCGCGGATAGTAATATTTTTATGGTATCATTAATATGTTTACAAGAGAGGAAGCTAAGTGAGCATTGATTTCTCACCACCCAGCTATAGGGCGGCTTCTTCTGACCTTACAATTTCAATTTCGCCTCTTGGTCTTGTAGAACTTGCAGATGAAGAGTTTGAGGTTCACGGTCCTCGTTTAAACCGTTATTCACTGAACTGGGCTATGTACCTAGGTCACCATACTTCTTACCGCCGTCAAGCTGGCGAACCTTCTGTAGTTATGAACTACTACCGTGCAATTACCGATTACATCATTAACTTCTCTTTCAGCCGTGGTGTACACTTCAGAAGCCCTAAACAAACTGAGGGTATTGTCCCTGATCTACTAGAGCGCGTATGGGAAGTAGATAACGATAAGGGAACTATTCTTTGGGAAATGGGTCAACAGGGCGGCGTCTCTGGAGATTGTTTTGTAAAAGTAGCATACGAAGAGGCGTACACAGATTCCGTAGGTAGGTTCCACCCAGGTAAATGCCGTATTTTACCTCTGAACGCATCCTTTTGTTTTCCTGAGTTTCACCCACATGACCGTGAGCGTCTTATTCGTTTTAAGCTCAAGTATCGTTTTTGGGGCACCTCACTAGAAGGCACTCGTCAAGTCTTTACATACACGGAGATTTTGACTGATGACATTATTGAAGAATACATTAACGATGAACTTATTGATTCGCGCCCTAACCCGCTTGGTACTATTCCAGTTATCCACATTCCTAATGTGCGTATTTCTGGTTCTCCTTGGGGCCTATCTGACTGTTACGATATTATTCCAATTAACCGTATTTATAACGAGGTCTCTACTGACGTCGCGGATATTGTTAACTACCACGCTGCTCCTGTTACTGTTATTACTGGTGCTAAAGCTAGCCAATTAGAAAAAGGTGCTAACAAGGTATGGGGCGGACTTCCTAAAGACGCTCGTGTAACTAACCTTGAAGGCGGTGCACAAGGTCTAAAAGGCGCTATGGATTTCCTAGCAATGCTTAAGAAGACCATGCACGAAATGACTGGTGTTCCTGAGACTGCTCTTGGTATGTCGCAGCCTATCTCTAACACTTCGGGTGTTGCTCTTTCTATTCAGTTCCAGCCATTAATGAACAAATGGCACCAGAAAACTACTCAGTACGGTCGCGGCATTCAGCGTATCAATGAGCTAATCCTTCTTAATTTAACACTTAAAGAGCCTGAAACTCTTATGTGGAACCCAATGGTTGATGGAGCTCTACAGCAGGGTGAAGCACAAATGCTTGATCCTAATGATCCTTTAACTTACCAAAACTACGCACATTTCCTTCCACCATTGCCTTTGGATAAACTGATTGTTCTTAACGAGATTCAGACCAAACTTTCTTTGGGCTTGGAGTCAAAGGCTGGTGCTCTACGAGCTCTTGGTGAAGAATTCCCACACGAGAAGCTTGAAGAGATCCGCGTAGAATTAATGACTGATGCTAAGGCTGATGGCGCTGTTAAGTTAGTACAGACTCAAATTGAAAACACTATTGCACAGTTAACTGGCATGCTTTCTGGTGGCCTTGGCGGTCAACCAGTACCTATGGGCCCAGGTCAACCAGGCGGTCCACCAGGAGCGGAAGGGCAACCTCCTATGGGTCCTGCTCCAATTATTGATCAGGCACAACTTGCCACAGCGCAGGCGGAGCAACAGCTACGCATTGACCTGGTCACACGAGCTTATGGCACTACTCTTCCAAACCGAAGGGTTCCGTCAGAAGACAGCTAAACAGTTGAGTTTTACAATGACAAGACTGGTTATTTGTACAAAAATTAATATATAAACATTTGTTCGGTCATTTGTGCTAATAATTCGGAAAACGACCCAGAGAAAATTAAGGATACAAGTATGTCTGATACTGTAAATGCAAGTGCTGAAGCTTTCGCAGCTGAAGCAGGAAATATTCCAGTGGTAGTAACGACGGGCGTTGACGCACTGACTACTACTTCGGTTAATCCATCAACTCTTAACGGAAATAAATTTTATACCGAGGATGACTTGGCTAAAGTTAGATCCCAAGAGAAGGATAAACTATACCCTCAAATTAGCAGCCTCAAAGAAGAACTTGATGCTATTAAAAAGGACCGTAATGAAGAAGTAGCTCTTAGAGCTGCTGAAAAAGAGGCCCTTGAAACTCAGTACGCTGAGGAAGCTAAGCGCAAGCAAGAGGAAGAGCTTGAAGTTCGTGACCTTTTAAAGGTCAAAGAAACTGAATGGCAGGAGCAGTTGGAGCGTGAGCGCAACGAGCGTGAACGTGCCTTTGCTTTACTGGAACGTGAAAAAGCTTTTGCGGAGACACAGAATTACCGTAACCAACGTGTACAAGAAGAACAGGCAAATATTATTCCTGAACTTGTAGACCTTGTTATAGGCAATTCACCCGAAGAAATTGAACAGAGTATCGCAGGACTTAAAGAGCGTTCTTCCCGTATCCTAGATAATGTGCAGCAAGCTACGCAAGCTGCGCGAAGGGACATGGCAGGAACGAGAGTCACAACTCCTCCGAATGCTGGACCTTTGGACATCGAGACGGGCAACAGACAGTTTACGGCTGAAGAAATTGCAGCCATGCCGCTGAATGATTACGCTAAGTATCGATCCCAGCTTTTGAGTCCTCGGGCTCAGGGTGGTTCAAAGGGACTGTTCAATTAACCCTATAAATTCCAATCTATTTATACTAGGAGTCATAAGTGGCTAGCGCTTTAACGGGAACAGGCAACCTTGCCGCATCCCCAACCGCCTACTCAGGCACAAACAGCCAGCTAACTCAGGCGATTCAGCAGATCTGGTCAAAGGAAATCCTTTTCCAGGCTATGCCGATTCTTCGCTTTGAGCAGTTTGCTGTAAAGAAAACTGAACTTGGTGTTGCACCAGGTCTTCAGATCAACTTCATGCGATACAACAACCTTGGCTTTGCACAGCCATTGGTTGAAGGTGTTCGTATGAGCACAAATGCATTGACAGCACAGCAGTTCTCAATCACAGTTTCTGAGCATGGTTATGCTCTTGCTGTGTCAGAACTATTGCTAAATGCATCATTTGACGATGTCATGGCATCTGCTTCCCGTCTATTGGGTCGCAACATGGCTGTCTACCTTGACCAGATTTCACGCGACACCCTTTACGGTGCCACTTCTGTAATCTACGGTTATGACCGCACAGGTCTATCAGCAGTTAATAACTGGTACGACAAGGGTACAAAGGGCGCTTCACGTGTCGGCATGACAGGTAACTACTCCCTTACAACCGCAACCGTTAAGGATGCAGTTGAGACCTTGGCTACCAAGAACATCCCAAGACTAGGCGAAACCTACGTTGCGTTTGTTCATCCCCATCAGTCACGTGGTCTACGCGACAATCCTGAATTCATTGAAGTTTCGAAGTATGCCGCTCCTGGTAACTTCATGCTTGGTGAAATCGGTCGTTTGTACGATACCGTGTTCATTGAAACCACCCAGATCCTTAAGGTTCCAGGCGGTGCTGGTACAGGTTACACTTCTGATAGCGCAGTTGCAACTCCAGTAGTTGCTTCTGGTGGTGGCTACACAACACCAACTACCTTCACTGGTACTGGTAATGCTGACCGCTACTCAGCGATCTTCATCGGCGACAACGCTTTCGGTCACGCTATCTCACTTCCTGTGGAATTGCGCGATGGTGGTATCCTAGACTTCGGACGTGAGCATGCTTTGGCATGGTACTCGATCTTCGGTCTTGGTCTAATCACCGACCAGGCAATCGTGGTTGCAGAAACCAACTAATTAAGACCCTCGGAGAGGGGGCGCAAGCCCCCTCTCTATTTTTAACAGACACTAACATTGGAGAAAATACTCATGGCAACATCAAAAGCAAAACCTACTGACACCACAGGTCGTCAGCGCGAAGCTCTTCAAGCAGAATTTGCAGACGAGCAGTCAGAAGCGGCACAGACTCTGTCTATGGCAACTGTTGAAAAACGGATTGCTCTAGAGACTGAAGTTATTGACGCTACTGTCCCTAACAAAGCTACGGTTATCGTAGATGAACCTACCATCATTACAGATGAAGGTAAGGTTATTACCATTAGAGTCGTTGAAGACATTGAAAATATGACTTTTGGCGCAGGTAACTATTACTCTTTTAAAGCTGGTCAGAAGTACCAGGTTACTCAAGACTTGGCTCGCCATCTTGAAGAAAAGGGTTACCTAGCTGGAGTTATCTAAGCAGGTGTTGGAGGCAGCGGGCTATTGGCCCGCTGTTTCTGTTTTAGGCTGATTTTTTCCCTCAAATGAGGCATTATTTATAGAGCGCCCTTAAGGAGTACCTGTGGCTTTACTTGATGATCTTTTATCCAGAGTCCGTCTGGAAATAGGTGATAACGCTGCTACTTTTACAACTACCTTAACTGGCGATGGGGTAACTAGCTCTTTCTACATGAACTACAAACCTGTAGACGCTACTTATTTGGTAGTTAAGATCAACGGAACTACTAAGACTAACCCTACAGATTTTACTGTAGAAGAGAATATTGGCGTAATTAACTTTAAA